TGTCCGGCTTTCACAGACAGAGCTGACGTGGCTGATTCACAGCAGCCATCACTACTAGGCGCTTTACTAGTAGGAGTGATCAGTGATCCCAATGCAATATTGAAAGCTGCATTTGAATCGGCATGATCTCGATGTCCACAATCCAGACATTCAAATTTTTTGTGTTCTCGAAGACCTATTGCGCCACATCTAGAACAAGTTTTACTTGTGTTGAATGGATTAATAGCTTCAACAACTACACCACATATCTTGGCTTTGTATTCCAGCATTTGCCTAAACAAACTATAATTCCAGTTATTTGTGGTACGATTGCTTTTTGTTCGATATTTCTTTGTTGTTTTCTTACGTATTCCCGTCAAATTTTCTATTCTAATGCCTTGTCCTGTTGATTTGGCAAGATCAACTAGTTCGCGTGTTATTTTATGTAATTGATCACGTACACGACGACGTTCCTTGTTTTTGTTTCTTTTGATCTGTTTATAATGTTTCTTTCTCTGCAATCTAGCTCGATGTGCAATAGCAGCTTCTTTGGTATGACGTAGACGCTTACCGCGTTTGATTATCTTATTGCCACTTGATATCACAGCAAAATGTTCTGTTGAATTCAAATCAACACCAATATATGATTCTGGATTATTTGGTATTTCTTCATCAATCTCACAAGTAATATAATATTTTTCGTTATCAGCTTCTATTTGACATATTTTAGTAATGTTTGTTAAATCAAACCAGGGTACGAATAGCTCATTTAGACAAGTGATTTTAATTTCGCCGTTTTTGGTTATTTGTATATTTCCATTAGCACCAGGTATAGTCAATTTAACAGAAGTGATTGACTTACAGTTTTTATTTCTGCCATATTTACGCAATATTTGGCAAGCAATAGCCGATTTAAGTCCAATATGTTTTACGTGTTTGGAACTGGTTTGAAATTTATTTTGAATAGCCCATTCAGCAACCAGACGAGCTTTTGTTAGCTCGTCTGTGTAATCACGATTATGTTTTACTAAATAGGTTACTTTCATATTCATTTATATTTAATTATCAAACAATTTGCAATTTGTTTTTATTTAACCCGCCGTTATCTGTTGATCTAAAGATACAACAGCATTATGCTCGTAAGAAGTAACAAGCTTGACTTCATAAGTCCGCATCACATATAATTGTTTTTTAACTGGAGAACGAAAAATGAAAACTGTTATGATTGCCGTAATGGCAACTATTGCTTTGGGTTTGGCTGCATGTGGTTCAAATTCAGCAAACAACACTGCTGATAACACCACAAATACTGTGATGGATAATGCTACTACAGACAACGTAACTGCACCGACCTAAATAAACTGTCACCGCTGCCATATGTAGTAGGTGCATTCGAAGGCGGTCTTTTCGGAGACCGTCTTCAGACTCTTCTTGACAATCAGATAAAAAACAACTATCTATTTGTCGAAGGAGATTTCTAATGCAATTGAACAAAGCAGATGTGGAATTCTACTATGCTGGTCGAGTCCGGCAACAAGCCCTCTTGAATGCTGGTTGTGATGCAGCCGCTTGGGAAAAGTTGAGCTTCAAAAAGCGACAAATGTATTTGGACCAAGCAGTGGAAATGGTTCAAAAACAATTGATTGATGAATAAGATTAAATAACGAGATGAATTATTTGGATCAGGACGTCTTCTAAGCAGGTTAGCTTAGGAGATAAACATGCAATATCAATTTCCACTACTGGCCATTCATAAAAGTGGCTACACTATTCTTTTGACATCTATAGATGAAGTCAACCAATTTTTAAGAGACTGGGGCCGTTGGTCCAACAAATTATATGTCAAATATGTTTTTGATTCTTATAAAGAACAAATCATTGTCAATGACTGGATTGTACGGGATGATTTAGGACAACCGGTGGATGTTGATGATTGGATCAATTCTAATTGGCCTAAACGAGTGACTTATTGGGAACGACGTCGACAGGAAATCGCAAAAGCTGCTGAACAAGGATTGCCAATTCCTGGTATAAAAAGTCATAAAGGACATAAAAAATATACAGGCAAGGGATTGGGACTTAGGCAACGATTGATTGAAAAACATCGTCGTCGAGAACAAGATGATTGACTTTGAATAATTTGTGATATATAAATATTTTAGAAGTCACCGACTCAGCTGTGAATCCAGTACCCATTTCCAAAAGATTTGGTTGAGATGTCGGTGGCTTTTCATTTGACAATTCTCTAAAAAGAATGCATAAATATCTTTGAAGCTGCTTGACGTAGATTCAATGTTAGACTGGACGAGGATGCGAATTCCTCCACCTACACCAACTTCTCCCACTTTCATATGTGGGTGACTAGTTATCGACAGGTAATAGAGATGATATTTAGGCTTTAGGTAAGGAACGACCTGCAATTAGTCCAAACGTAAGAAATGCTAACGATAATGCATTCATGGAAATGGCCGCGTAAGCGACTTTTCGAGGGATTTGTCAGTTGAGCCTAATAACAGAATCAACTGACATTAGAAAGCAGCAGAAATGCTGCTTTCTTTTTCTAAATGCTTGACATTGAACCAATTGATTCCTTAGATATAAATATTGCTTCCTAGTGGAATATGAATGAAAAAAACAACCAAACCAGAAAAAGACACGATTGTCAAACTAAGTGAATACCAGCATGCGCGTCTTAGAACAGAGATGTGGTTGGGATCAAAATCACCACATACACAAAATGTTGTCAATTGGACTGGTTCCAAACTAGAAGTTCAAGAACAAACTTGGACACCAGCAGTCTATGCTTTTTTTCGTGAAATTTTCGACAACGCTCTGGATGAAATTGTTGGACACGGTCACGGCACAAAAATAGACATTTCATTTGATCCCAAAACTTTTGTTTTTGAAGTGATTGATGATGGACGTGGCATTCCAATTGATTGGGATCCAGTTGAAAAGATGCACAAAGCGACACTAGCTCTAACACATACTCGCGCAGGTCGAAACTTTGGCGACCGTGAAATCGTAAGAGGAACTAATGGCGTTGGCTCATCAATCGTAGTCAATTGCAGTGAATATTTTCATGTTGATATCTATCGAGATGGCATGAAATTTTCACAGGAATACAAAGAAGGAAATGAATTATTTGATCAACTTCAAATATTTGATCCTAAGATCAGTCCCTTAAAAGGCAAGACTGGAACTAGAATTGTTTTCAAATTGAGTAAATCTGTTTTCAAAAATCCCCAATTGTCACTAGAATTTGTGCAAGCACGAGTCTGGGAAATTGCAGCAGCTCATCCCAATATCAAATTCACGTTCAACACAAAAAAGATTCTAGTAAAACCCACAATTGAAAAGACCTTCTTTGATGGACAGTCAGTTATCAAACTGGTAATAGACCAACCCAAGTTTTCCAGCCAATATATTCTTGTTCCTAACTTTACTGACAGTGATGAAATCGTTCACACCACAGTAAATGACATTCCAGCTTTCAATGGTGGCCAACATATCGATACATTTAAAAAACTATTTTATGGCGGCCTCATTCGTGCTTTGGAAAAAGAAAGCCGAAAGCGTGGACTCACTCCCAATCGAAGTGATGTCAGTGAAGGACTCTTGATCTACAATGTCACCACCATGCATGCTCCCAACTTTGACAGTCAAAGCAAGACGCGTTTGATCAATGAAGAAGTGGATCAATATATCAAAGCATTCTTTGATGATGAAGCAAATTTAGACAAGTTGATTAAATCAAATCGAGCTTGGATAGATGAAATATATGAACGTTGTGCGAAGCGCACTCAAAAGCGTGATGATGCTGATATCAACAAAGCCAATAAAAAAATGTTGCGAACAAAAGTACCCAGCTTATTGGATGCAACTGGCCGAGACCGAACTAAATGCATCCTCATAATTTGTGAAGGCAATTCTGCGGCTTCAATGTCTTCAGCTGTTCGAACACCGGAAATACACGGCACGTTTCCTTTGCGTGGTAAAATTATCAATGCACATGGAGAATCACCAAAAAGACTAATAGAAAATCAAATCATTCAAAATGTTATGATTTCAATTGGCTTGAGCTTTGGTCAAACTGCTGATCGTAAAAATTTGCGATATGGTGAAGTTTGGTTGGCAGCAGACCAAGATCCAGATGGTGCCAATATTACGGCCCTGTTAGTTAATTTTTTCTACTTGAATTGGCCAGAGCTATTTGATCCAGACAAGCCACCCTTCTTTAATGCTTTCATGACACCATTTCTGATACAATTGGATAAAAATAAGGGTCGCCATTATTGGTATGCTCACAATGTGGGAGAATATGATCCAGAAAAATGGCGTGGTCACCCACATGTGCGTCGTGCCAAAGGACTTGGTACTTTGGATAAGGTAGATTGGCAAATGAGTTTAGCAAAACCCCAGTTGGTGCCACTAGTAGATGATGGAAAATTGAACCAAGCACTGGATTTGATTTTTAATCATGCTCGTGCAGATGACCGAAAAGCTTGGATTAGTTTGAATGGTTGATCAACAGTCAGCACGGTACATTATTGATTTAGATCATTTTGCGCGGCCTGGACCGGCCTCTACCAGGTGTCTACTGGGCATATATCGCGGTGATTTAGAGATAGTTCATTCACCTTTGATCCGAATGAACCTTTGGAAATACGAGAACAAACATATTAAATACGCATATAACTGGGCGCAACAAACACTGAGTAATGATTGGTTGATACAAAGATTTGGTCCCTATCATGATGTGGCCAATTTTGAATATGTTGTGAATTGGTATTTGATAGCAGATCCAGAAGACATTTTAGAATTCAAATTTGCATTTCCGGATAGAATATGATGGTCGATTTTAATAATTATCCAGATCCCACCAAAGCTGATTTAGAACGACTGGAGTTTGAAACTGTTTGGCAAGCAATCAAAGGTTGGGATATTTGTAGACTATATGGGCGGAGATGCAGTAGTGCCACCGGAAATGATGTGATGCATATATTGAATGCGATCAAGAATTTTGGCTATATAATTGATCAAACTACAATCAACCAGATTGTCAAAGAAAGCTTGCCTGTGGAACAACAGCATCTATCAGAAAATATTGCAAATCAAATTCTGCAGGAAATAGTATTTAGGCGAATTACCCAATGAAACAACAAACAACCAGTGAATATATCCTAAGCACAAGTCGCGATTATAGTATCTATGTCTGTCAAAATCGAGGAATACCCAGTGTGAGTGATGGACTCAAGGATTCACAACGCAAAGCACTCTTTATTTTGAAGCGGGTTTCTGGTGAAATCAAAACTATCAGCTTAGTCGGGAATCTGATTTCCAGCAACCTATATCTACATTCAGATTCTTCAGCAGCTGATATGATCAGTCTAATGGCCGCTCCCTATGCAAATAATATTACTCTCATGCAGGGAATTGGAAGTTTCGGAACCCGAGTAGGACCCAATGACTGGGGTGCTCCACGTTATACATATGTTCAAAAATCAAACTATACTGAACAATTAGTATACACCGATTATGATATTATTCCCATGAAAGAAAACTATGATGGCAGTGTTCTAGAGCCTGTTCATTTTCTACCACTGATTCCCATGGTACTCCTAAATGGGGTTAGTGGTATTGCTGTGGGTTGGTCAACTGATATTTTACCACATCGTTTGTGTGACATCGTGGATGCTACGATTGCAGCTATTGACGGAAAGAAGTGGGAGCCTTTAAAGCCCTGTTTTGAATATTTGGATTGCCAGGTCAAAACTTTAAGTGAGAATTCCTGGGAGTTTACGGGCAAGGTACGTAAAGATGGTAATGTGATTTGGGTTGAGGAGCTACCACCAGATTTGAGCCTGGAAAAATTCAAAGCTCGTTTGAATGACATGGAAGATGCTGATGCGATTGCCAACTATGTGGATCGCAGCACAGATCACATAAAAGTTGAAATCAAATTCAAACGTGGTGTAATTGACAAATGGTCCATTGATGACTGCATTAATTATTTGAAGCTGAGAACCAAAGCAAGTCAGCGATTGGTGGTACTGGATTGGGACGGCACCAATATACGTCAGTTTGCAAATACAACTGAACTAATAACTGAGTTTGTCAAATGGCGATTGGGATTTTATGTCAAACGATACGAAAAATTAATTCAAGACTTGACAGTTGATTTGAATTTCAACCTGGCATTAAAATTGTGCTATGAACAAAAATTGCCGGAATTCTTACCAAAAGCAGCTGATCGAGCAGGTGTTATGACTCAAGTGAAGAACATTGTTGGTACACGAGTGGTTTTAACACCGGAACAATATGACAGAATTGTGGGATTGCCCAGCTATAGGTGGGCCAAAAATGGTTATCAAGAAGTAGTTGACAGAGTTCGAGCATTGGAAGGTGAAATTGCAGGCTATCAAAAAATATTGTCAGACCCAGCAGCTATTAAAAAAATCTACAAGACTGAAGTTGCTGCTCTGAAGAAGCTGCCTAAATTAATAAGGTAACTTGACTACCAAAAACAAATAGCGCATATTTGCTTTATGAAAACACAGAAATTTCTTAGCCTAGATCTAGAACTCAACAATGGTCCAGAAACCGTCAGGCCAAAAATTATCCAGGTTGGCATCACTATTGGGGCAGTTGATGAACCAGAAACCAATTGGATCATGCGTAGTTGGTTTATTGACCCCGAAGAACCCATTTTTCCATTCATAACAGAATTGACAGGTATCACGGATGCTGATATCAAACATGAAGCTGTTAGCCATCAAACGGTTGCCGATGAATTAGATGCTCTGATAAAAGAACATCAGCCCTTTATTAATCCTGTGACATGGGGTGGTGGAGATTCTTCAGAACTATTGTTTGAATTTTCCCAACGAGGCATTACTTTCAAAAATTTTGGACGTCGGTGGATAGATGTCAAAACATATTTTGTCATGCAACAATTGGCATTAGGTAAAACTTATGCTGGTGGCTTAAAAAGCACCATGGAAAGATTTCGGCTAAAATTTCAAGGTCATCCACATCGAGCAGATGCAGACGCATTCAATACACTAAGGCTGTTTGCTTATTTTGTTAACCGACATGCTGAAGTCACCAAATTTATTGAATCTGCAAAGGCACTCTAATGAAAATTGATTTGGAAGTTAAACTTGATTTTGATGATGTTCTAATTCTTCCCAAGCGCAGTGTATTAAAGTCTCGAAAAGACGTAGATATTACTCGCACCTTTGTCATGAAGCACAGTGGTCGAACTTGGACAGGCGTGCCTATTATTGCTGCCAACATGGACACTATTGGTACCTTTGCCATGCACAAAGCTTTGTCTAAATATCATATGATGACAGCTTTTCATAAATTTTATACTGAAGAGCAACATTTGACAGCTTGGCAATCGATGAGTGATCGAGAAGTTGAATTGGCTTGGTTTTCAATTGGCATGCGAGAGCAGGACTATCAGCTTTTTCAAGCTGTACAAGAAAAACTGGACAACAGAATTCAAAATTTATGCATTGATGTACCAAGTGCTTATTTGGAATCATTCGTGGATTTTTTATCAAAAGTACGTGAGGAGAATCCTGACTTAACCATTATGGCGGGCAATGTTTGCACTCCTGAAATGACGGAAGCTTTGGTTTTGGCAGGAGCAGACATAGTAAAAACCGGAATTGGTGGAGGTGGACAATGTTCAACTCGTCGTGTAGCAGGGGTTGGTGTTCCACAACTATCGGCAGTGATCGAATGTGCCGACGCGTCACATGGACTCAAAGGATTGCTTTGCAGTGATGGAGGAATTGTTTATCCTGGTGATCTTGGCAAGGCATTTGGAGGAAATGCAGATTTTATCATGATGGGCTCTGTACTCGGTGGTCACAAAGAATGTGACGGAGAACTTTGGGAACGAGGAAAACTCTACAATCCTATTAGAATAGTAAATGATACAATTGTAAACACTCGCCCAAATGATCCCATTCCTGATGTTAAGATGAAGATTTATGGTATGGCAAGTCAAGAAGCCATGGACAAACATTATAGTGGTAAGAGTGACTACAAGGCTGCCGAAGGACGGGTATCATTCGTTCCCTATAAAGGAACTGTTGCCAACACGGTAGAAGAATTCTTAGGTGGACTTAGATCAACAATGAGCTATATTGGTGCAGAGAAACTCAAAGAAGTTAGTAAAAGAACCACTTTTATTCGCACAAATAGAATACTCAACCGACCTCAAGCTGAATAAATACGAACATGAAAGTCAGCGATCTATTAACTCCCGCACCCAAGCAGGGAGCCGGAACCCTAATTTATGCCCAAACAGAACAAAAGTTTTTGTTCATACTGAGAAGCAACCTGGTTAATAGCCCTAGAACTTGGGGTATTCCGGGTGGTTCTGTTGACCCTGGTGAAACACCTGGTCCAGCAGCAATTCGTGAAACACTGGAAGAAGTTGGGTATGATATAACTGGTAAACCTCGTAAATTACTCTATATCAACAACACCTATTTGCCTCGTTTTGAATTTTATAATTATGCAGTAATAGTTCCCAAAATATTCAAACCAGTTATCAATTGGGAAATTGAAGACACCGTGTGGTGTGATTTAGCAGATATACCTCATCCTCGTCACTGGGGACTTGATATGTTATTAGCTAATGAACTTGCTGCTGAAAAATTACGAGAATTTTTAGAAAACAGTTGACTTGTTTGTCAATATCTATTATGGTGTTGGTACAAACTCAGAGGGTAATATGAAAACTCGGTTTCAAAAATACAAAGAAGATGTTTCCGAATTGGCTCTACTTCAACGATTTCTGATTAAGGGTATCATTAATATCAGTGAACGTGAGCGAATGAAATCACTCTCTATTGCAATTGATTCATATCGGCAAACCAGAGAATATCGGCTGATCATGAGAATCATTGGTCACTGGAATACCTTTAGATATTCCAAGCCAATTGTCTATCTCTACAATAAAATTTATCAATAACAATGATTACTCAAAAAACATTTGATCAACTATTTGCAAATAGTCACAATATTGTCATTGGTGTCAGTGGTGGTCTGGATAGCATGGTGCTGATGCACTCCCTGGCTAAATTAAAAACAGCTGACAAAACTTGGCAAGTTGTTTATGTTGATCATCAATTGAATCCTGACAGTCGAAATTGGGGCGACTTTGTTGAACGAGAAGCTACCAAGCTGGGATTTGAACAACAAACGATTCGCGTTGACGTGGCAGGTAACAATTTGGAATTTGCTGCTCGTTCAGCTCGCTACCAAGCTCTGTGCAGCCTGGGCGCTGATACTATTGTGCTAGCTCATCATTTAAATGATCGTATTGAAACGTTTTTTATGAAATTGATGCGAGGATCTGGCATCAAAGGTCTCAAAGGTATGACAACCACTACCGCATGTTGGTTGGATCCTGCAATTCAAGTTGTCAGACCATTGCTCAATCAAACACGTGAACAACTGGAATCCTATGCTTTAATCAATGGCATTGAACATATTACTGATCCCAGTAATGCATCCAATCGATTTGATAGAAATTGGATTCGCAATGTCATGTGGCCACTGATTCAATCAAGATATGCAATTGCTGATATCAACATCAACAAATCAATTGACTTGTTGAGTGAAACATTTGAATTGACGCGTGAATTAGCACAATTGGATTGGCGATCTGCAGAAATTACACAAAACAGTTTGGATTTGAAAATAATCAAGACTTGGTCACAGATCAGAATTAAGAATTTGATTTTGCATATCTTTGATCATTATAATATTACAAGTTTTAGTACTGGACAAATTGAACACTTCAGCCGTGAATTGTTGACTGCCGGGCCAGATGCTAGGAATGAAATTCGAGTAGAAAATCTAACATTGCACAAAGTTGGCAATAAATTAATGATGAGTTGGGAAAATGGTTAAACGAGTTCCTTCAATCGGCCACTATGTTTTTAGTTGTATATTGGCTCTCTCAATTTCATTTGGTCGAGACTTTCCTATATTGCAGGATATCGCTAGCGTCTTAAGTTGGTGTTGGGTTGCGCTGTTAGCATTTTCAGTTTGTTTGGTAGTTATCTTGTATAATGTAACCACCGGTTGGATTCGAAATAATCAATTGGAAAATTTCCAAAAATATAAAAATTCCACATTGACTTATGTAACTCTTCACACATGGAATTGGGATCCATCAACTACATTTTTTGTATGGGTGCTCCCGCTGGTCTTGGTTTGGTGTTCAGGCAATCAACTACAAGCTAAGATGGCGGCGATTATGATCGCGGGCTATTTGGCATTGAAGTTGGTTTTTAAAATTGGTTATAAGACTGGATTCAAAAAATGATTTATCAAAGACAATTTTGGTTATCTAGAGCATATGATGTGATTCTGCTAGCATTTGTGATAGCCAGTTTAAAATTGACTGTTCTAAAATCACCGGCCGACATTCTTGTGACAGGAACAATAATCTTTGATATCGTACTTACTCTTGTGGCGTTTTTAACTGTTTTGTTTTTTAATTCTTCTCAAGCGGTCGCTTGTCAAGATCCTGATATTCAAACAGCAATTGCATTACACGAAGAATATCAGGACGTTGTGTTCCTACGAAGCTTTATTCAAACGTTCATTGTCTTTCCAATTGCTGCCTACTTGATTGGTAACTATTTTCTGATGACAATTGAAATTGGAATTGGCACATTGTATTGGTTATTGTCATTGGTATTATTTGGTCCCAGAAAGCGAGTGATGATTTGATGGATTCTGCTGTTATTATAATTCCAACAACTGGTGCTAGTACTCTATATGAATGTCTAGCATCAGCAGTTGAACAAGATTGGTCCAATACGCGAGTGTTGGTGGTCGTTGATGGCCCGCAGTTTGAAGAAGATGTTCGTATATATATTGCAGATGCTACTAGTGGAAAATCAGAAAAAAATAACGTTTCAGTGATGGTCTTGCCGTATAACACTGGCGCTAATGGTTGGTATGGGCATAGGATTTATGCTGCTGCAAATTTTCTAGTTGATCAAGACTGGATATTTTATCTGGACCAAGACAATTGGTTTGATCCTAATCACGTGAGTTCACAAATTGAATCATGCAAGATGCAGGGTTATGCTTGGGGACACAGTCTAAGAAAAATATGTGACGTTTCAGGAAATTATCTGTTGGATGACAATTGCGAAAGCCTGGGGAAATACCCAACCTATGTGGATTCTAACAGTCATTTGGTTGATACTTCTGCATTTTGTATTCGACGTGATGTAGCAATCAGATGTGGTGCTGCTTGGCATGGACAATGGGGTGCTGATCGACAATTCCTACATAACATTAATCACTTCTATCCTAATTGGGGAGGTACAGGCAAATATACTTTGAATTATCGTTTGGCAGGTAATCCAGGATCTGTGACACGGGAATTTTTTGAAATTGGCAACCGAGTAATGAAAGAACGTTATCCAGATCAATTCCCTTGGAATGAATGGCGGATCACCATATAACTGTTGACAAAATGGTATATTATTGCTATAAATAACTTATGCAAACGTTGAGTTGGCCAGTAGCCAAGTGGTTAAGGCACTCCGCTCATATTAGGAAGTTCGATCTTCCCCCTATTAGAAATAATAGGGAACCCCATTCGAAAATAGACTCATTGGTTTATTTTCGTCAATTAACGGAGCTAGCGTGAGTTCGAATCTCACCTGGCCTACTGAACGTTTGTGAAATTAATTGTGTGAATTATCGATCTTCATTGATAAAAGCTTTCAACGCTTTCAATTCATCGCGATGAATCCATTTGGCGTGTCCAAAAAATTTGGATAGTGCAAAGGGTATTTCAATATAACCCTGTGCGATTTGACTAATCCGTTTTTGATTTTCAAAATCTTCAAATGTTGTTTCAGTAATGTTTGTCATTTAAAAAATATATGTAAAATATTTGTAAAACTCAATTTAATTTAAATTTCGAGACATAAATAGTTCTGGTGATTTCCAGAGGCATTTATGACCAAAGTTCTATTTATATTAAAGTATCGTGAAACTGATTATGGTGATTACAAGGATTCACCTGTAGATCCCAAGAAAGATTGGGCATATACCAAAGGACTCAGTTCAGGCCTCTATAATTCTGCTCGATTCGTAGTGGAAATGTTGAACGAAAATCCCAATTATGAAGTCAAAATGGTTCAAGTGATTGACAACAATTGCATTGATCGTGAAGTCACACAGTTTAAACCAGACATTGTTGTGATTGAAGCTTACTGGGTAGTGCCAGAAAAATTTGCTGTTTTAACCAAGTTGCACCCTAAGGTCACCTGGATCATCCGAAACCATTCCAACACTCCTTTCCTTGCCAATGAAGGCATTGCATTTGGTTGGACAATTGATTATGTAAAATACCCCAATGTGTGGGTAGCATCAAATCACAGAAATGCACACCGTGAATTGGGTGTCATAATCGGAGAAACTCATCCTGCTAGTGGTATTTGTTATCTTCCCAATTATTATCCGGTTGATGTTCCAACCTATAGCTTTCCAAAGACTACAAAACACAAGCACATTCTAAATGTTGGATGCTTCGGCGCAATTCGCCCACTTAAGAATCATGTAATTCAAGCAATTGCTGCAATTGAATATGCACAGAAGCATGGTAAGCACCTAAAGTTCCACATTAACGGATCTCGCGTTGAAGGGAATGGGGCACCTATTTTGAAAAACCTGCGAGATATTTTTACCAGAGTTGACAATGCAGAGCTTGTTGAGCATCCCTGGTTCGACCACAAAGAATTCAATCGTTTGATCTGCAAGATGGACATTGGTCTACAAGTTAGTTTTACAGAAACATTTAATATTGTTGCCGCAGACTTTGCTATCAACAATGTACCAATTGTAACTTCAGATGAAATTCACTGGAGTGACCCACTTATGCGAGCTCACCCCACTGATTCTGCTAGTATTGTAAAGGCCATGGAACGAGCAATGTTTGTTCATGACACTATGCCATGGATCAAGCCACATATTAAGGGCTTGAAAAACTATAACAAATTGAGCAGAAAAGATTGGTATGAAACAATTGATTGGTTCACCCAAATTAATTGAAAATTTTTTCAAAATAATTTTTGAAAACAATTGACATTCCAATCGGGATTTTGCATAAATAAGACAAGGAAGACATACAGCAACTAAAAACATTTCAATTTGGATGAAAAACGTTAGCTCTTCCGCTTAGTACATTTTTAGAAGGACCAGTTCCGCAACTAACCAAATTTCACGTCCAATGAAACCAAGTTGGTCCTGTTTTATAAATTTCAAAAGGCCGAGTTCCGCAACTACTTAATTTTCAATGCTAATGAAAAAAAGTTCGGCCTGTAATACGTTTCTCACTTTAGAAAAAATGAGTGGTGAAGACGACTAAAAACGCCCCCTGGATGACAACTAGAAATGGTTGACATCTTTCAACAAACAAAAAGGAAACTACTATGTCTGCATTTGCCGCCGCGCTTGAAACTCGTCTGGTTCCAGAAGCCAGTAACAATCAATCACTGACTGCCAATGGTATGGCTACTCTAAACAGTAGCTTGGATCCACTGGTTGATTTCTTTTTCTTCGTTGGTGCTGCTCGTGGCAAACCAATTCAAGCAGCTCTGGAACGTGCCTGGCAGGCTGATCCAGAAAATGCAGCTCGTATTCTTTTTTGGGCACGAGATGTTCGTGGTGGTTCGGGAGAGCGAGAATTGTTTCGACAAGGATTACTTTGGCTTGAACAGACTCACCCGGAACAATTGGAAAAGTTGATTCCGTTTGTACCAACCTATGGTCGTTGGGATGATTTGCTAATTTTCCAAACCAGTCGTTTTCAAAACATGGCCTATTCAATGTTTGCACTGGCTTTGAGTCAATCAGATGGTCTGGCAGGCAAGTGGAGTCCTCGCAAAGGACCAGTTGCTAATGCGCTTCGTAAGTATATGAATTTGACTCCCAAGTCATATCGCCAATTGATCGTTAGTGCAAGCAACACTGTTGAACAAAAGATGTCAGCCAAAGATTGGGCGGCTATTAATTATAGTCATGTTCCTTCTGTTGCGGCCGCTCGTTATCAAAAGGCTTTCACAAAGCGTGATGGTGAACGATATGCTGCTTACCGAGCCAGCTTGCAAGCTGGTACTGCGAAAGTCAACGCAAGTGCAGTTTATCCCTATGACATCATCAAGAGTTTGAAGCAAGGGGGTGATCGAGTTGTTGCCAATGCACAATGGGAAGCACTTCCCAATTATTTGGGTGATGATTTTATCCTACCACTGGTTGATGTGAGCGGAAGCATGACATGCTCAGTGGGCGATAATCCAAATCTTACTTGTATGGATGTTGCAGTTAGCCTTGGCCTCTATCTAGCGACCAAGCAACAGGGTCCATTTGCTGGTCTGTATTTGACATTCACAACTGATAGTAAGATTGCGAAACTTCCAGCCGGTGATTTGATGACCAAATATAATAGCATGTCTAATGCAGATTGGGCTGGTAGTACGAATATTGAATCTGCTTTTAGAGCAATTTTGCAATTGGCAGTTAATCATAAAATCCCAGCTGATCAGATGCCTAAATCACTAATCATTTTTTCAGACCAAGAATACAATGCTGCATGCCGAGATGGTAAATCAATCGGCGTGTTTGATCTAGCTAGGAATATGTTTGAACAGGCCAATTATTCATTGCCCAATATTATTTTTTGGAATTTGAATGCTCGTTCAGCAGGACAAGGGAATGTGCCAGTGACATATGATCAAAACGGAACGGCATTGGTTTCTGGATTTAGTCCTAGCTTGTTGAAGTCAATATTGGCAAGTAAGACATTTACGCCCGCAGATGTGATGTGGGAAACCATTAGCTCAGAAAGATATTCAAAAATTATTTTTTGATTTTGTACCCAAGTAACCAGCCAGTAGGAATTTCTTCATCAATTGCAATAGTTTTTCTAAGATTTAATTCTGGATTATAAATTGCTATACGTTTAATTTTATTTTTCGAATTAGAAGGCCGCAAACCTCGTTTCCATCCGGGAGGTATTGGATCTAAACATGGTATTGTTTTGACTTCTAACGTCATTGTATTATAAATTCGCATCAAACCACGTGTTGAAGAGTTTCCTTTGGCCCTAATACTTTGTGCTTGTTTCACTTCTTCAGTATGAGTTTTTCCCCACATTCCATTTGATTCTCCGGGATGAGCTTTTCGAAGAGAAAGAGTTGGGTCATTTAAGTGTGCATTCTTAGTTCGAATTGACGCTTTTAGTCTTTCATTTGGATCTTCATAAAATTGCTTAAGATTTTGCGATTTTTTCATTCTGTCTTCAATTGATGGACTAAATACTCCTTCTCCACCATCTGTTTTATTCATTAATATACCTGTACCTAAATTTTTTCTTCCATACCAGTGTATCATCCTACGTTCTAAAGCAAATGCACCCAATTCAGTTAAATTAGATTCTAAGATAACGATCAAATTATTATCAGTTGGAACATGCACGTTATGCTCTTTATTCCATGCTCTTTTACCCTTTCCTTTACCAATATAATATGGAGTTCCTGCATTTGCTGTTGCAGAATCTTTACTTCTTAAATAAGCATATACATAATAATCAAGTGGTGGGTTTTTTGCAGAATAAATAGTCATGCTGATGCTCCTATAAGCGTTAGAGTAGTTGGGGATTCCCGTCCCGCGAACTACATCTTTTATTTATGCTTGAAACACAATTGGTTCAGAAAGATATCAACTAATCCAAATCAATAAATAGTTGATGAAACTTTGGGAAATAAAACAAAAAGACTCTGATATCGCTCTGGCCAAACAAATGCTGGAGCGATATCGCCATTTCAATCAAACTTTATTCAATAACCAATTGCCTGTTATTCCAATTTATTTCAAACCACTCAAAGGGGTTGGTGGACAAGTAGACTGTAAGATCCAAAAAACTGCTACTAGTCGAGCCATTGTTCCTGATAGTATGACAATGACATTCTCTAATATCTTCAAAAAGACGGCTGAACAATTGGATTCTGTTCTTCTGCATGAAATGATTCACGTCTATTTGTTGGCAGTGGTTGGGGATTTTGATGACAACCATGGACCAGCTTTTCGTCGAAAGAAATTAGAACTGGAATATAAAACTGGAATCAAAATACCAATAACTGAAGTTGAGACAGATCCGGTTTTGAATATTGCAACTCGACCTGTTTCAGTTATAGTTCTAAATGGTGAATTAGATCGACCTGCTTATGCTTGTATTGCGCCCAACTTTTTGAAAGCTAATTTGGAAAATTTTAAAAACTATGCTTTGCGTTTGACTGTTGATACTTTCGATATATTTTATATTGAGGATTCAGCTATTTGGACTACATTAAGTCTGAGAAGTCCTGTACAGAGAAGAATTCCATGCGCGTTCTACAAATTAACCAATCCGGAAGCCTATCCAGAATTAAAAAAATTGGGCAAAGAAATATTGTCAATACCAGTTGGAACTATTAGAAAAAATAATTGACTTCCGATCTCTGATAAGTTATCATATGTTTTTAACTGGAGATACATATGACGACACGTCAAGAAATTTATAAAGAAATTGAAGCTGAACGTGCCAATCAAGAAACTGTTTGGAACAATGCTTCAACCACTACGAAAAACGCACTAACCAGCTGGTGGAACAATCTTTCAGAATCTACCAGCAAGCTACAACCAGTTGATTTCAAGAACTGGACCAAGCCAGCTGTGACAGCATATAGAGCTACCATGGTAAAGACTGCTGCATTTGCTGTCGCAGCGATTGAAACTATTGATCGACAAGGAAATTAACCGATGACCATCTGGGTCTGTGGAAAACATGAAGTGGAAGCATTTGCTTGGAGATACAGGCCCAGTTATCTTCTGACTATTTTGGACGTGGGTGATGAGTTAGAAACTCCATTGGGGGTACTTCCTACTAATCACAAAAGACTGTTCTTCTGGGATACTGAACATAAAGATAAGATTGGTGCCCCAACTGTTGAAAATTGTCAAGACATTTTGAATTGGGCTAGCGAGATTCCTGATGATAAAGTAGTTCTGATACATTGTTACGCTGGAATGAGTCGTAGTACTGCAACAGCAATGGCAGTCCATGTTTTGAGAAATGGTCAGGAATCAATTGACACGGTTTCTGATTGGATTATAAAAATTCGACCAATTGCCATGCCCAATATGTTGATGGCCAATCATTATGATGCTTTGTTGTCTGCAGATGGGAAATTTGTCGCAGCCTGTCAAAGAGTCAATGATCGAGCGAATGGTTATCTATTGCGACAGCTAGTCGAAGAAGATTAATTCAAATAAACTCTAAAAGAACCCACCTCTTGTCTTCGATCTAGAATGGGTTCTATTTTTTTGACCAATGGGTTGAGTTTTGTCCAAGTGATAAATTCTTTAAAAATTTCTCCACTTTTCCCAGTTACGACGATTACCGATTTTGTTTTATAAATTTTGTGAAGTTTGATAAAATCAATAGTTTGTTGCCAAGCAGCTTGAATAGTTAGACCATGAAGATCTAAAATCAATTTAGGAGGTTGATGAATGGGTTGAATTAGATAAGTTACATTCCAATCGACTCGTGAAATGAAATCATCCCACGTCTTTTGATCTTCAGGTTTTATCACCGACTTGTAGGTTAGTGTCTTTTCCATCGATTTCCAAATTAGCTCCGAATCCAGATGCTTTGACCACACCATACCAGGGACTGTTGATTGCAACAACTATAAGCAAAATTCCGCCCACACTCAATTTCAAACCCCACCCCAAAATGTCAATAATTTGAGTTCCTGCTGGGGTGTTCCAGTCTTTGAAAATAAGGGCGGCTACCATTGCCAGTGAAAATATGCATAGACAAAGCAGTGAGGCGATTAATGTCCATTCACTTCTTGTGCTGGGTTTTTCTAGAGTAGGAACTGGCATAATGGGTTCAGACATGGTGTGATCTCCGAAAATTCACTGGGTATTTATCAGGTGACCATATTCTTTCAATAGGCTAGGATCTATACAGGATCGTGGTACGATATTATTAATTGCTTTTGGGTTGTTTTTTATTGCCGCCCATTGAACGAGTGGTGGGGGATTTCTCATATATCTTATTAAAGGAGCATTGTTCCCTCTGACTGCGATTAATTGTGCTTCTAGGCATTGTTCTTCGGGTTTAATTTGACTTATTGCCCAACCATCTTGCTTCACCGCTGCGATTTGAACTGCTTTACTCGGGTGGTTAATGCGCCTAATTCGAATAATAGTGTCTCGACTTACCCAATTAATCTGTTTTTCTTCTGTCCAGGTATTGGGATTATCTGTATCATATGCAGACCAGGTATTAGGATCGCTTTCATCATAAGCAGATTCAGTCAATGATTCATTCAAATAACTACCATATTTCTCCAGTAAACTTGGATCTATACAAGATTGTGGTACAATATAATTAATTGCCTTTGGGTTGTTTTTTATTGCCGTCCATTGAACGAGTGGTGGAGGATATCGCATATATCGTATTCTAGTAGCATGCCCGTCTTCTCGCACTACGATTAATTGCGCTTCTAGACATTGGTCTTCGGGTTTAATTTGACTTATGGCCCAACCGTCTTCATTGACTGCTGCAATTTGTAAAGCTTTGCTTGGGTGGTTAATCTGTTTGATTCTTTCAATGTATCGGCGTACCCAATCAATCTGTTGTTCTTCTGTCCAGGTATTGGGGTCATCTGCATCATAAGCAGATTCAGTCAATGATCCATAAAAGTAATCTTTGTATTTTTCTCGTAGTTCAGGAACTATTGCTGCTTCGGGTCGGATCCAATTGATTGCTTTGGGAGTCTTTTTCAATGCAACTGTTTGAACCAGAGGTACTGGATTATCTATTTCATATATGATTTCTGGATCTTGCATAACCGCAGCTAATTGAATATTTATGTTTCTTTCTTCAGGTTTTATGCGCAACAAAGCCATCCCATCTTTTGAAACAGCAGCCAATTTGACTTTTTGCGATGGGTTTTTGATGTATCGGACACTGTTGGGATAAGCAGTTACAGCAGCCAATTGAACATCTTCATCAGGATCTTCAATATTGCTTAATGCCCATTCATCAGATCGAACTGCCACCGATTGAAGCTTCTTACTGGGATTTATAAATTCTTTTATTGCGCCTGGAAAAGATCTTAAATAATCAATTTGATCCTCTTCACTCCATGTATTTGGATCATCTAGGTCAATGGATTCATCAGACTCTGTTAATTTTTCCAGAGACTCCAAGTACGATCGTTGGTCTGGTTCTAATATGTCTCTGTATTTCTTCAGTAGTGATATATCGATTGATTTAATTGGATTGATCCAATTAATCGCAAGGGGATTTTGACGACATGCTACTGTTTGAAGAAGTGGTGGCGGATTCGTCATATAGTATATATGTAATCCAGATCGTTTCAAACATTCTATTTGTACATTTAAACTAGGATGAAATCTTTCAAGGACCGTATAAAAACCAGGGTTTAATTTGATTAATTCTAACATGACTTGATCACTTAAAGTATTGCGATATTCAAATATATCATTGAATGAAATTTCACCCATATCTGTTGCATACCGAGTTTTGAAATATTCAATTAAAATATTATCCGACCAAAGATTGATATAATCAATAGGATTAAATTTGCTTAACCAATATTGCAATTTTTCTGAGGTGGGCAATTTAGAAGATTCAGTCAACGTTGGTGCACCTGTTCGTTCTTCATGTATTTTTCTAATTTCAGGAATACAACATTCAGGGGGCTGGATATGATAAAATGCTTGTGGGGTTTGATTAAAAGCAGCCCATTGAATCAGTGGAGCAGGATATTTTAAGTTACCAATTACACGACCATTTCCCTGTACCGCAGCTAGTTGAACTCTCAAGCTGGGATTGAATTTTCGAAAAACATATAATAATAGTGGTTCAAATTGTACTGCTTGTAACATGACATCTTCAGATATATTGGTAGCATTTTCTAAAAAGCCACGAATATAATCTGACTTTCTAGATTTGTCACTAATTGAATATGCTTCAGAATATTTGCTAATGATGAAATCTAGTAATTGTTCATCAGACCAATCATTTATGTCAGCAGGACGTCGATCTTCAATTAGGTCTAGTATTTTCATCAACTATTTATTGATATTGAATAAAAAATATTCTACAATTTTTAAAAGATCGAGGATTGACAATGGGTTACCCAGCTATAGAAAAAAAATATGTTAGTACTAAAGAATATCGTGATGCATTTCCGGTTGCATATCGTCAATGGCGAGACAATGGAAAGTGTTCAATTGTTCATGGCTATGCTTTAACTATTAAATTTTATTTTGAATCAGATGAATTAGATGTCAGAAATTGGGTTCAAGATTATGGGTCCTTGCGGCCACTAAAAGCACAGTTGGAAGAATGGTTCGATCATCGTCTCCTTGTTGCCGCAGATGATCCTCAAAAGGATCTACTGATAGCATTGCACGATGCAAAGATTGCCAAAGTAACTGAAGTTGAAAAAACAGGATGTGAAGCATTAGCTGACTTTCTCTATACTTATGTGAACACAGAGTTTCTTCCAAGTTTCGGAAAAGCTGAATCAGAACGTGTCTGGTGTTTTAGAGTAGAAGTTCGAGAAACAGAAGCCAACATGGCTTACCGAACAGGCCATCGCGAATGGAACGAAGAACTTTAAGTAATTGAATTAACACAGGAAATTATTTCGCTTGATAAGTTTGTAGTTTTGTGCTATAAACTGAGCATAAATATTTTCAGTAAAGGCTGATTGGAGGCAACAAGACTATCTAGATTCAACTGATTTTTATATAAAAATCTTTACCCCAACTGAGTATTCGTGCCCTGCACAATCTCCAAAATCAGCCCCAGGTTGGTGCATCAGATAGCATTTAAGAGGAAATGAAATGAGGTTTTTAACAACAGTAATGTTGGCGTTTTTCTGTTTTTTGGCAACAAGTGCCCAAACTCAAACACTCACAACAGAACCTATGTTAACTCAGACAACAAATTTTAATTTGAGAGAAAACATTCGATTTACCAACTTTTCTGAATATAATTTTTTAGAAAAGGAAACTATTTTTCAAGATACACCCCAAGCTACCGCTTGGATGGATACCACTGAAGAAAACATTTATTACTTGAGCCGGACTATCTGGGGAGAAGCTCGGGGTGAAGGTCGTTTGGGAATGATGCACGTTGGTAGTGTAATCTTAAATAGGACGACTAATCCCAAATATCCCAAAACGATTAAAGCAGTGGTTCTACAACCCAGTCAATTTGCAGTTTGGCGTCACTATTGCAGACGAAAACTAAGGACCACAAATGATGCCAGTTTGCGAATAGCAGAAGAAGTTGCTATTAAACTTTTGGAAACTGGACCAATCAATCACTATATGTATTTTGAAAGTGCCAGATCTGGGTCTGGTGGCAGAATTATTGGCCACCATAGGTTCAGAGCATGAAAATAGATCTCGGTGACAGTTGGCATAAATAGCTGACAGTCATCGAGGTTATTTTATATGAATCCCACCACGTCTAACCAACCACCAGTTATATATAATGTAACTTGGACTCTAAATTCTCCAACTGATTATTCCAGTTTAACTGGCAATCAAGCAGGCAGTTTGGATCCCACAACACCAGCAGATTATAATAGACTGATCGCAGTCACTGGTAGAACTGCTATTTCTACGACAGTGATGAACGCTGGTGAAACTATTATAATAAATGGTGTGACTGTAACTTTTGCAGCAGCAGATGCACTTGCTGACATCATAACAAAAATAAACGCCGTGACCAAATTTACAAATGTCATTGCTGATCAACGAGTGGCAGCTACTTACTTGACACTTGCAAACACTTGGGAATCAGCCGGTACGCCGTTTTATCTAAATGAGGGAAATGGTACAGCACTATATAAATTGGGATTGCTGGCAGAAACACACCAATATTATCCTCGTGAATTGGGAGGAAGCTATACTAATGTAACTGCAAATTCCAATGTTATGATTAATGGAACCACTATAGTATTTGGAACAGCGGGAAATACACTGATTGCTAGTCAGCAAATAAATGCCATGTCAAATTTAACCGGAGTAGGAGCTACACCAGCTGGGCCTTATCTACAATTTTATAGCAAGGTTCCTGGTCAACCCTGGGTTATTAATCAAGGTAACGCGGTATCAAATCTAGGTATTACAGTAGGCACACATGGAGGAACACCTTCAACCATTGCTCAAAGTCTAGCAATTACCCAGGGAAATTTGCGTTGGAATCAAATGATTTCAGAACTACAGACCACTACTCCTGTTCAATATATTGGTAACGTGGTTAAAACTGGAAACCAAACAGGCACGGTTACTCCAACCACCCTACAATTTACGGTCGCTATAGCTGGAAACAATCAGGTAACCACTGTTGCCAAATCTTCAGAGCCAGATTCAGGCACGGTATTTGTAGATACTGCTGCAATACAACGATCTGTTGCTCGTGCATTGAATGAAACAATTGTGAAAAATCAAATGACATTTGATCCAACAATTGGTCAAATTGGTGCAACAGCAAGTCGATATAATCCTGCTTCTATCATATCTGTAACTGCACAGGCTTTGGATTCTAATGTCATGGTTTTGGGAAATAATATTGCAGTTACCAAAGTAATATAAATTGCAGTTTGTTTCAAAAGCATATAAATAAAGCTATGCTTTTTGAAAGGAAACACTGTCATTGAAACCATCTGCCCATCTTCATCTTATTGTGCAAGCCACAATTAAAAATCCACCTCAGGAACATGAATGTGATAAGGTGAGTAAATTTATGACTGACATGGTTGATCATGTACGCATGCGAGTCATGATTCCGCCGGCGACTGCCTGGTGTGCTGACGCAGGAAATGAAGGCATTACAAGTGTTGTGGTATTGACAACTAGTCATGCAGTTGTGCATATTTGGAATATGCCGGAACCACATGACAGCAAATTTGAATTTGATCTCTATAGCTGTTCTGCTTTTACGCCTGAAGAAGTAATTGCAAAAATACAGGAAACTTGGGATGTTACTAGCATTCAATACAAGTTCCTAGACAGAGAAAATAATTTGCAGGAATTGGCCGCAGGAAAATTTAATTTTTCAGAAGGTCATTAATGTTTTTCGGAATTGTTCTATTATTAGTTGCTGCATTGATATCATCTGTTTCGGCCTTTTATAGTGTGGCAGGATTGATTGCTATCTTTCCGGGTTCAGTGGTTCCAATTATTATAATGGGTTCTGCTTTGGAAATTGGCAAACTAACTTCAGCGGTATTCCTACATCACTACTGGAAAAAAATATCACTGGTAATCAAATTGTATTTGGTTCCCAGCATTTTGGTTTTAATGTTGATTACCAGCATGGGGACCTATGGCTTTCTATCCAAAGCACATTTAAGTCAAACTGCGCCCAATTCAGATATACAAGCTCAAGTAGATTTGTTCGATCAACAAATTGCCTATCAACAATCAATTATTACTGACAATAAAAAAACACTGAGTCAATTGGATTCACAATTGGCAAAAATTTCAGATTTAGCTACATCAGGATCTGGTGTTACGCGATCTTTAAAATTGCGTGATTCACAAAAAGCCGACCGATCAAAGTTGCAAAATGAAATCAATACTGCACAGGCACAAATTAATCAGTTACAAATTCAAAAAGCACCCATCGCCGCTAAAGCTCGGAAAGCTGAAGCTGATGTTGGGCCAATCAAATATATTGCGCAATTAATTTATGGTGATAAAACAAATACTGATATACTAGAACGAGCAGTTCGTTGGGTGATTATTTTGATTGTCTGTGTGTTTGACCCTCTGGCAGTAGTGTTAGCTATTTCAGCTTCGCAATTATTTGAAATAGCTGAACAGGAAAAGAAGGAAAAGCTGTCTGAACAACCAGTTGAAAATAAAATTGATACTATTGTTGAAATACCAGAATTACCGAGAACGGATGCTGAAATTAATCTATCAACAGATATACCAATAAACGACTCTGAGAAGTTGCATTCAAACTTAGACTCACAACCTGAGATATTAGAAAATATGGAAAAACCAATAGAATCAACACCTGATTCGATAAATAATATTAGTGAAGAAGTTGAAGTCGATGGTGTTGATATTGTGCACCGTATACAGAGGTTTCTAAATCAAGATGGTCACTACAAGTGACAAACAAAGGAAAAAGCACAACTGACATGTCAACAACTGAACTTAGACAATGTGGATTTTGTAATAAAAACCAGATTCAAGTTCAAAAGTTGATCAAAGGAACCAATGAAGTTTTTATTTGCAATGAATGCATAGACCTTTGTTATGAAATTTTACATCGTGAATCAAATACACAGACTATTTTAGATATCAACACACTTACTCCGGCCAAAATCAAAGCTGCTTTGGATGAATTTGTGATTGGTCAAGATTTGGCTAAAATGATTTTAAGTGTTGCAGTATATAATCATCAAAAGAGAATCAACAATCCTGTTATTGATGGGGTGGAAATTGACAAGTCAAATTGCTGCGTCATCGGACCTAGTGGTTCGGGAAAGACGCATTTACTTAAAACAATTGCCAAGCTTTTAGAAATTCCAATTGTGATTGTAGACGCTACCAGTTTAACTGAAAGTGGTTATGTAGGGCTTGATGTTGAAGATTGTGTGACCAGATTATATCAAGCAGCAGAACAAGACGTTGTTAAAACACAACATGGAATTATTTTTATTGATGAAATTGATAAAAAAGGCCGGAAGAGTGAAAATGCTAGTATCACACGTGATGTGAGTGGAGAAGGTGTGCAGCAAGCATTACTCAAATTGATCGAAGGTACTGAATGTAAAATACCAGCCAATGGTGGTCGAAAGAATCCCGCTGCTGAATACATCACCATTGATACAAAGAACATTTTGTTTATTGTTGGTGGAGCATTTACTGGTATTCAAGAAATTATTTCTCGAAGATTGAATTCGGAATCAACTATTGGATTCGGAGCGACATTGTCTGAAGATACTTTGGAACTTGATTATTTTGAACTACTAAAACAATTGGAAAGTGAAGATTTAATTCAGTTTGGTATTATACCAGAGTTGATTGGACGACTTCCTGTAATTGTTCCTTTTGAGAATTTAAGTCGAGACCAGCTGGTAAAAATATTAACAGAACCCAAGAATTCTATTATAAAACAATATCAGAAATTATTTAAGTTGGATAGAATTGAGCTGGAATTTACTAAAGAAGCATGTGAAGCAGTTGCTGATTTAGCCATTCAAAAGAAATCAGGTGCACGAGGACTTCGCTCTATTATAGAAACAGTTTTATTGCCAATTCAGTTTGAATTGCCAAATTTAACAGTTGACAATGTGGCCAAAGTCATTATAAATCAGGATGTGGTTCAGGGAATCATCCCACCAATTAAAATTTTAGAAAAGAAAGTAGATAGCTCGCCGAATGAATAACGCTCAACAACGCTCTCAAGCAAAAACAGCGCCGGTTCTAATTAACGAATATATTAGAACCAAACATGTCAGACTAATTGATGAAACAGGCACAAACGTTGGTGTTATTGAAACATATAGAGCGCTACAGCGAAGTCGAAATCTAGGACTGGATCTTTTTGTTGTGAATGCACAAGCAGATCCTCCTATTGCTAAGATCTTGGATTACAATAAGTACTCCTATGATCAAAAGATTCAGCAAAAAGAACAAGCTCGAAAAAATCGAGAAAATGAGATTGTTACCAAGGAAATTCAACTACGTCCAGTAACCAGCAGCCATGATATCCAAATCAAGGCCAAACATGCTTTGGAATTCCTAGAAGATTCCAATCGAGTAAAGATTGTGGTCAAGTTCCGTGGGCGCGAAATGAATTTCAGCCAAAAGGGTTTTGATGTGATCAATGAATTCATTGAACAACTTCAGCCCTGTAAGATTGATAAGGCGCCACTACTTGCTGGTAACTCAATCATGGCATTAGTGTCTACTGCAAAAACCAAAAAAGCAGATTGATATTGTTTCTCCAATAGTTGAATTAGTATCATTTATTTGATATTTTTAGCTATTGGAGAACAAATATCAGATGATATATGAAGAAAAGCCAGATCATGGCAAAAAAGGCATCACAGTCAAAGTCTACAACAATAATATTGAAGCTGCCATCAGTCAGTTAAAGCGCAAAGTTAACTTGGAAGGTATTACCAAAGAAGTTCGAGCTCGCCGCTATTTTGAAACAAATACTGAAAAGCGCCGTCGCGAACTTAGTGAAGCCAAAGTGCGTTGGAATAAAAAGCGCGATCAAATTGCAGAAGTCGTAAAACCCAAACGAAAGCCCAAAGAAAAAATTGTAAAAAAAGTGGCTCCCACTTCTTGACATTATAAACCGGTTTGTTTATATTTGATTTGATTTAGGTATGCTCAGTGAGGTACCTAAATTCAAGCTTCGCTTTTTCAAGGAGGTTTAACATGCGAACAGACTTTTATAATGCACTACAAACGGAATTTGCTCGTGATTTGAGTCGATTGACTGTGGGTTTCGAACCAACATTCCGAAGACTTTTGGATATCCGAACAGATGCAGGAACTTATCCACCCTACAATATTCTGCAATTGGATGAAAACAATTATCAAATTGATATTGCACTTGCAGGATTCAAATCGGATGAGATTCGAGTTCAAGTTCATCAACAGGAATTGACTGTTGAAGGACAAGTTGAAACAACCAATGACTCAAATTTCCTGTTCAAAGGAATTGCCACACGCAACTTCCAGAGAAAATTCTCACTGGGAGAACATGTGGAAGTCACTTCTGCAAAACTGAAGGACGGGTTGTTGACCATTTCACTCTATCGTGAAATTCCCGAATCGGCAAAACCCCGTGAAATTTCAGTTGAGGTTGTTGGTGATACGTCCACAAAGAAAATTACTAACTCAAACTGAAAATAGGAAAAGGGACGAGAAATCGTCCCTTTTTTGTTGACTTGATTTTGGTATCAGCATATATTGCTGTTGAAGGAGAATGCCATGTCTGAATTTGAAAATGAAGGAGGCGTTGCAACAATTACGAAAACTCGGCTGCAACCCCCGAAGAAATACAAAGTTATTTTCTTCAATGATGATTTCACACCCATGGATTTTGTTATCAGTGTTCTAATCAATGTGTTTCACAAGGATTTGACAGAAGCAACTGAAATCACAATGCTAATTCACAACACGGGATCAGGCATTGCTGGTATCTACAGTCATGAGATTGCTGATGAAAAACGCACATATGTACGGGAACTGGCACGAAATTTTGAATTTCCACTCAGAGTAGAAATCGAACCTGAATAGGCATTGACATATCCAATTGTATACCACATTATACTTTATAAATTTCAACAACAGGAAAAATAAAATGACTCACGCAGATCGCATCTATGAATTTCTGTCAGAAGGCAACGCAATCAATAGTCAGATTGCTCGGGAACAGTTTGGTATTGCGCCCAAATATTTCTACAAGGTGATTGCTGAACTCGAAACTGAAGTTGATCTAGATGTTGTAGTTGAAAATCGACTCAAGACTTATTCACTGGCAGACAATGAGTCTGATTGGGTTGACGTAATCCAACCAACGCCACATACCGAAACAAAAAGAGATCGTCCTCTGACTAAAATCTTTTTGGAAATCATCTATTCTGGTGGAGTGGTTGAGCCCGTTAAATTTGCCAAGCAATATCATACCAATGAATTGTATGTGACTGTGATGGCAGCTAACCTTCGAAAGCAGGGTCATAAAATTTTAAGTGTTATTTCCGAAAATACTGTTATTACCAAACAGGGTGCAAACGGAATGAATTATATTCATGTTTTAACTGATCCCAGCACGGTTGGAATGAAATACAAATTGATTGATCAAATGCTGGTGGATTTGCAGGACAATAAATTTGTCAGCCAAAGCAAATATGCTGCCTATCCACTTCAAGCCGCAGCTCTTGTTCACAGGCTTCGCAAAGAAGGCTACAATATTCATACTGTTCGTACCCCCACTGAAACATTCTATCAACTAGTCGAGGAATAAATGTCACTTTTTGAACAAGTCAAAGCAGATTGGATCGCCGCTAGGAAAAGTGGCGATTCAACAGCAAAGAATCTACTAACCGTTTTCTACAGTGAGCTGGCAAATCTTACCAAATCAGCAGGACATGCTGCTACTATAGCAGACGCCGAAGTAGTGGCGCTGGCCAAGAAATATCAAAGTAACGCAGAACAGACATTGAAGATTCTAGCTGAATCTGAAACCTCAAAAATTGCTGAACTTCAGCGAGAATATGAACTGGTTAGTGCCTACGTACCAAAACAGTTTTCTGAAACTGAACTTACTGAAATCATTGGTGAAATTATGGCAAAAACTGGTGTTTCAGGACCAAAAACACTGGGTCCAATAATGGCAGAATTGAAAGCCTGTTATTCTGGGCAGTATGATTCCAAAATGGCAAGTGAGATTATCAAACAACTTGTAAATTCTTAAGGAAATAACTCATGAATAATGACGTGAAATGGCTCATGATTATGATGTCAGTACTTTGTATAGCTGCATTTGGTGGACTAGCAATTTCATCAAGTATCAAATACAATGCTGAATCAGCTTGCAAAATTCAGTTCAAAACCAGCAATCGATCAGCTGATGAAATTCTAAAAATTTGCAAAAGTCAGGATTGATGATGGCTATTGTTTCAAACATTGATGATGCTTGGCAATTCATCCGAGAAAATTTTGAAATTCAGAAAAAGAAGGCTGATGACACTCTACAATCGTGGCGCCCTCTAAAAACATTACCAAACGATCTCAACAAAACTGCTTGGGCATTGAAATGGGTTCCCGAGCGTTGGTGGAAAACCAATCCAGATTATTCCAGCTGGGATTCCAACATTACTAGCGCCGAACAATTGCTGAAACGCCGAGATCAATTGATTCAACAACTGGATCAAGTCTTGGAAATTTGTGAACCTATTTGGCAAGAAAATCAACAGACTGTCGAGCATAATGCCAAAGTAGTAGAAAAGATTAAATTTTTGATGCGTAGTCTGGGAATTCCAGAAACTTATTCAGAACGTGATTTCAAAAGTCGAGCAAGAACTCCCAAATATGTGACGCACAGAGCAGGTTATTTGTCAGACATTGGGCGCACTGTACCACTGCAAGACGTTTCTAAAAATCAAATGCAGACTACAATCAAAAACAAAAAAGAACAAATTGAAAAACAATATCAAACTTTGATTCAAACAATTCGGGAAACTGAACGATTCAAAGCAGACGAAGCCAAGCGTATTGCTCGTGAAAAATTCTTGGCATCTGTTAAAATCAAGTTGGAACTTCCTTGGGAAGCCAATGAAGAAGATATCCTGGATGCGATGTTGAATCGAGATCGATTCTTGAATTTGGCGCATCAAATGCAGATGACCAGAAATGAATTTGATCGAGGTTATAAACCAATTCTTTATGCACTGGAAAAATTAGATCAATCAAATAGCACGGAATATCAAATTTTTGAATCATTGAGTTCGACTTGTGCGTCTTGGGATGGCGATGGCCGAATATTCCGCGATTGTGAATGGAATTATGAAAAGATATTTGATTTAGTTGACGCTGATCTCTACACAATATATGCTGAGTTTCAGAAATTCTAAGAAAGATGGCGTCATGATTTTGGACAGACTACACAAAAAGAATCTATTTCATGCTCCCAAATGGGTTCTTGCAAACACTTGCTATTTGGCAAAAATGGGAAGCCAGGCATATGCTGTAAATACAGATGACAGTGACCTTGACATTTATGGTTTCTGCATTGCTCCCAAAGAAATGACGTTTCCTCATCTATCCGGTCATATTCCTGGATTTGGAAAAGAACCAGAATTATTTGAACAGATTCAACAACATCATATTCAGGATCCTGATAAAGATATTTCATATGATATTGTGATCTACAATATTGTGAAATATTTCAATTTGTGTATGGGTGGAAATCCGAATATGATCGATAGTCTATTCTGTCCACGCAATTCTTTGATCCACACAACTCAAATTGGTGAACGAGTCAGAGAAAGTCGTCATCTTTTTCTATCCAAACAAATGTGGCCCAAATTCAAAGGATATGCATTTTCTGAACTTTCAAAAATCAGAAACAAAACCAATGCAGCTAATCCACGCCGAGCAGAAACAATTGCCAAGTTTGGATATGATCTAAAAAATGCCTATCAAGCAGTTCGTCTATTGAATGAAATTGAACAGATCATGACTGAACATGATCTAGATCTTCAACGTAATCGCGAACAGTTGAAATCTATTCGTCGTGGTGAATGGACTTTTGAACAATTTGAAACCTACTTTGTGGAAAAAGAACGCACGCTGGAAGACCTATATACTAGGTGCACTCTACCAACCTTTCCAGATGAATCAAAAATCAAAATGTTGCTATTAGAATGTCTAGAACATCACTATGGAGACATCAGCACTGCTGTAGCTCGCAATCCAGAGATCGACATCGTAATCCGAGATATCCAAACTGTTTTAGATCGATACAAAACCTAATTATGATTTATCACAATGATCCAGATTTAGATGACTTGCCTTCTCCTGATACCTGGGAAGAAAGCCATCAAATTTGGTATATAAAGAGATCATTTAAAAATATTGGTGCATTCACCAATCCCAGTTTGACACTTCAATTAGTTGCCCTACAAACTTTCCCTGAATCAATTGCATATATAGTGAATCCACCTCCAATGATTCAGTGGATGGCGCTGAAGCATCATCCAGCGTTGATTAATCTAATTCACCCGGTTGATTCAATTGATCACAGTTTGAGAATAAAATATGGTGATTATTTGTATAGAAAATCTGACAAATAGACCATGGTCTTTTCACTAATGACAACTTCATAGTGATTCACATGAACATCAATTAACTGCATATCTTTTCTTGCTTTTTGGCTAGCAACAGAAACAACACCATCATTAGCTTCCATTAGCCAGGGATTATGTCCACGGGTTGATACAATATTAGTCCATGGACAAGGCAAAGTCATAGCTAGAGCTGCTTGAATAACCGGACCATTTGCAGCAATGTCTCGAAACATTTGATTATGTGGCAGCATCCATCGAATCAGATTTGATTGGGTGCTTCCTCCATAGGGAGTTGACATGGAAAATGTTTTGTGAACCTTTTTGGGAAACAAGTTTGCTAGATAAAGCGCATAAACACCACCCAAGCTGTGAGCTATAAAAGTAATGTCTTCACAATATTTCAATTGGCTGGCCATGTCACGCATATTGTTTTTAAAGCTATGTACACTGCTATAGCTTATCAAAACATCATCTGATTGTCCAAACTTTGAACGAATATAGTTGAATGTTTCGGGGGTGGCATGTGCGCCATGAATATAAACGTTGGTCATTTTATTTTCCAAATTAAATTGATTTTATATTGTCCAATTATTTATAGTTTAAATTGAATCGAAAAACAAAGGATTTTCTATGAGTATTTTAGATAATATTACGAATCTCGTCAACAAGGTAACCAATATATTCACTTCTGGTACTGCATCAAATGTGGTCGTCGAAGGAACTAACATTGTTGCAGGCACTGAAAAAGTTGTAGCTGATGTCAAAACAGATATTGCAGATGTGAAAAATTTAGCAACTGACGCAGCCACAACCAATGTGGGTAAATTAATTCCAGATGGACAACAAACAATTACAGATGTTGAAACCACTGTAACTGATGCTACCGCAGTTGAAACAAAGATTGCAAAAGTAGTCAAAAAAGGCTCTTGACAAACAATTTAAACTCTGTTAAAATAGGGTTATGACAAACTCTATTCAAACAGCACGGGAACTAGCCATTAAATGGCATGGTGATCAAAAATATGGAGAACATCCCTATTCTTATCACCTAAATCAAGTTGAACAAATACTGGTTGAAGCCGGTTTGGATTCTGACGATTACAGAATTCAAGCCTGGCTTCATGACATTCTGGAAGATACTCAAATTACTGCAACTGAAATTGAAAACACATTTGGTTCAGATATGTTGATCGTAATTCAAGCAGTTTCTGGATTTGGCGAAAATAGACGCGCTAGAAATGCCAATATCAAATCCAAATTAAACGACGTTGAAACTCCAAAAGAGATTCGAGTTCGAGCACAGAATACCAAAGCTGCTGATAGAATTGCCAATGTTGCAAACACTGTTGCGTCACGTAATTTGGGACTATGCAGAATGTATGTGCGCGAATTTTCAGATTTCAAAGAAAATCTACTATTGGCTGATTTTAATTTGCTTGAGAAGTTGAATCAAACTCATGCTCAAGCAATTGATCTTATCAAGGAGAGTGAATCGTGAAAATCCTAGAACCAGCTGTTGATCCCAATTCTTGGTCACAAACGTGTGAATGTACTGGTAAAGGGAATTTGAATAATGGGTGTGGTGCCAAGCTGTTAATTGAAGCAGGTGACGTATACACTACTTATCAAACTGGTCGACTAGCAACAAAAACTTATAAAACATTTCGCTGTTGTTATTGTGGTGCAGAAACCGACTTGGATGATGTTCCTGATTCTATTGGAAATAGCACAAAATCAAGTTGGTTGATGCGACAACAATTGGGAGGTTAAGTACCAGTAGTGTTTAAGAAAAACGTGTCAAAAAACAATTTAGCTAAATTGGAATTTGACAACAAGCTTTTGGAATATGAACTTTTGAAAATCAAAAACGCACATCCTGAACTTTTTGATGGGTGTTCTGATATTCCGGATATTTTGTTTGCGATTGCTGCAATTGATTCTCGTAAAAAGATCATAACAACTCCATTCATTGAAATAAAGACCTTTTTAAAAATATTGTTGTTCTTTTGGCTTAGTGGATGTTCTGCAGGAATTGCTATTTTTCTGTTGACATTCGAAGATTTTTGGCTTAGGTTGACTGCATTGCCGGCGATTGGGGTGATGTTGATTTTTCTAATAGCAGCATTTGGTTGTTATATTGGGGAAACAACATCATCTAAAAAAACTGGTTCAACGCTTTTTGAGAAACCCAATGTCACTATTGAAACAACTTGATATTCCAGAAGAAATCGTTCTTCTGAGAAACATCTTCCTATCACATGGATTTGATATTCGATTTGTGGGCGGATGTGTTCGTGATGCCTACCTCAATGAAGCACAGGGGTATTCTTATCATCACATTGCTGATATTGATCTTTCAACTAATGCAACGCCTGAACAGGCCATAGAAATTTACAAGACCTATCACTATAGATACATTGAAACTGGCTTGCAACATGGCACGGTCACGGTTCTGATTGATGACAAAGATGGTGATACCAATAAATTTGAAATTACCAGTCTGAGAATTGATACAAAAACTGATGGCCGTCATGCTGATGTTGCCTGGACCAGCGACTGGACATTGGATGCCGCACGTCGAGATCTCCGAATGAATTCCATGTCACTGACCTTTGATGATCAATTGATTGATCCATTCGGCGGTGTCCAAGATCTATTCGATGTCAATCTAGAATTTGTGGGTGATCCTGATGAGAGAATTCGAGAAGATTATCTGCGAATCCTTCGTTGGTTCAGATTCTTTGTCAGGTTTTCTAGTGGCACATATTACTATCCAATGAATAGTCCCAATTGGGAAAAATACCAACCAACGCTATCTGCAATAAAGAAAAATGCATACGGGCTTCGGAAAATTTCGGCTGAACGAGTTTGGTCAGAATTCAAAAAGATGTTTGTTGCCAATAAAATGTCAAATTCAATTGCGACAAATCTTCTTAAGCATTTACAGGAACTGGATATTCTTTCAGCAGTTGCCCGAATAGAATTTGATTTAAAAGATTTTAATTTGGTTGGAAACCAAAATTACCACTATAATTCAGTGAATGGCCTTCTTATATTTTTGACAATAGTTCTGGATAGCAAAACAAAACTTGAACAATTGGCTCGAGAATGGCGATGGTCAAATTCGGAATTGAAATACGTTCAGTTTCTAATCGATTACAAAGAAACACAAAAAGACGCTTTGGAATTGGTGTTGATTGACAACATTCCAGCTGAATGGATTGGTGACCTTGTTCGCTATAGACAGGAATTCAAATCCATTAGGCCATTAGCGATAAATTACAGTCCATGGCTACCAAATTCAAATCACATCAACCACTATAAGGATTTGAAATGTCCTATTACAGGTACTGATTTGAAAGCTATTGGATGGTCAGATGGTCCTGGACTTGGCGCTGCACTTACTCAAATTAAACAGAAATGGGTCAAATTAATTCAAGCTGACCTAGCCGCGCCAAACTGGTATGTTATTGAAAAAATTGGTAAAGACTATAAAGATCAACTTCTGACATATGCTCAGCAGTTGACAATCAATTGAATACAGTTTATGATAAAGCATCACTAGAGGAACACGGTTAATGAAAATTGCTACTGAAGTTGAAGCCAACATCCAAAGGTCTGGACTGTTACATGAAAAGCAGTTCGGGATTATTTTTGACCACAAGATGAGCAAAATCTTGAGTGATGGACTCTACCAAGATAAGATTGCCAGTATCATTCGAGAAATTTCCTGCAATGCCTTGGACAGTCATGTGGAAGCAGGACACCCGGATCTACCGTTTGAAGTTCATCTACCAACCAGCCTAGAACCCTGGTTTTCTGTCAAGGATTTCGGGGTTGGACTCAGCTCAGAACAAGTAAAGCGAATCTATACCATTTATGGTAGCAGCACGAAGACTCAATCAAATGATGTGATTGGTCAGTTGGGGCTTGGTTCAAAGAGTCCATTCAGTTATGCAGATGCATTTGATGTTATTGCTGTTAAAAATGGTGTCATGTCAATTTACAGCATGTACAAGGATGAATATGGTATGCCTTGTTGTGCTGAACTGGTTGCCGATCAAACCACAGATGATCCCAACGGCGTGACTGTTAAGATTCCGGTCACCATTGGTGATATCAGAGAATGGCATAGTAAAGCAGTGTCAATCTACAAATGGTTTCCGGTTACTCCGAAGATGACTGGACAACAAATGGTTATTCCTCCGGTAGAATATCTTTGGTCAACTGTTGATTGGGGCATTGTGGCTGGTGAAACCTCTTATTATGAAAAGAATGTGCCTCTTGCTCTAATGGGAAATGTGGCTTATCCAATCAACGTCACGTCAATCAAAGGCAATTTGACGACACAACAAGCTCAAATTTTGGAGCAGTGCCGGGTTGTTTTGCGCTTTGCGATTGGTGATCTAGAAGTAACTGCCAGCCGAGAAGGCTTGGGTTATGATGCAAGGACGATTGCCAATATTCGAAAGAAGCTGGATATTATGACTGCTGAAATTCGGCCTCTGTTTGAAAAGAGATTGTCAGACGCACCTACCCTCTGGGAAGCTAGAAAGCTTTTTGGTGCAATGAAGGCTGAAAATCGAGGACTACATTATAAATTGTTCTACCCGAATGGTCTCAAGTGGCGAAATCAAACAATTGATACCAATCAATTTGAAATTCGATCAACCGATTTTTATGATTTGGTTGATGTAGTAGACGCAACTGGAAAGTCCATTAAGATACCAAACGCAGAAATGCGAGTCGTTATCAAAGATGACATGTGGAAAAGACCTCGAAGGATTGATTTGAATAATTTTAATATTACAGCAGATAAAAATGTCAAAATTTTTGTATGTGACATTAAGTCAGCTGCCAACGCCAGACTGGTATACAATCACAAAGATTATCAAACCTACTATATGTTTTATCCTACTGCCAAAATGACCCTGGATAAATTGAAGACTTATTTGGGCGATGTGGATATTCAATTGATGAGCACACTACCTGCTCCGGTTAAACAGACAAAACCAGTCAGCCCGGTTCTCAAGATTTTGAAGTATGATTACAGCTATCCAACCAATTGGGTGGAAGAAACCTGGAATCAAAAAGCAGGTGGTGTTTATGTGGAATTGGATCGCTGGGACATCAAATGTTTTAATCGAACATATGGTGCAGCCGCATTTGACAGACTAAAAGAAAAATTGGTTACCGCAGGGTTGATTGATAGCAAACTGAAAATCTATGCTGGACGAAACAAAACACGTAAAGAACTAGTGACCGATTCCAACTGGGTCACCTTGGAAGAACATGTCAAAAAGAATGCCAGAGCAATGAATTTGACTGCTCTAATTGAAGACATTCAAATTTTGAATTTCACGATCCAATCTGATCGGCAATTTGAAAATATGCTAACGGTTCTTTGTGAACTGACTGATCGAAAAACAACTGGTCTGTTTGATAAACATGTTCTGGAAATTCAAAACATCGTAAAACCAGTGCAAAATCGTTCTAGAAGTTTGACACAATTAAATGAAATGATGGGACTTGTTGAAATTGAAGGAAACGAGATTGTGGCTATTCATGCACAAAACCAACGTTTCAAGATCCTGAAGTCAAATCTGGAATCTATCAAGCAGCGTTATCCTGGATTGACACATATGAAAACGACAGAAGCACTCAGCGTTTATGTCGACCTGGTTGATGAAAATCAATACCTGCGTCAGCAACTCAGCTTGACAATTCCAGCTGAATAACTTATAATTCAACTATCACAAAAGGAAAATACAATGTCAAAAATTTCTGCTTCTATTATTGGTTCTACCTTCATCACTCTCATGATGGGATCACAGGTTGAAACTATCAATTCCAGCCATCCCAATTATGGTAAGATCCGGGATGCACTCAAGATTAAAAACTATGATCTAGTTGAAAGCCTACTTAATATCTCAGCTGCAATTGAAAAGTTTTCATCCGGTGCTGTTGAAGTTAAGAATGGTGGCGTCTACTACAATGGTGAACCACTGCATAACACTCTGGTTGATCGAATTCTAACAATGTTGAACGAGGGGTTTGATATTGATCCCATGGTTCGATTCCTGGAAAATCTAATGTCCAATCCCAGCAAAAGAGCAGTGGATGAACTTTATGGTTTTCTAGAAGCTGCTAAACTGCCAATTACTGAAGATGGTCACTTTCTAGCCTACAAAAAGGTTCGAGAAGACTATAAGGATTTTTATACAGGTAAGATGGACAATTCAATTGGGCAGGTTCTAAAAATGCCACGTAACCAAGTGGATGAAAATGCGAGTCAAACTTGTAGTCATGGACTTCACTTTTGTGCATTTTCCTACCTACCTCACTACCATGGTGGATCAGGTCGAGTTGTGATTCTGAAAATCAACCCTCGTGATGTGGTGTCAATTCCGGTTGACTATAACAATGCCAAGGGTCGTGCATGCGAATACACTATTATTGGTGAACACGAAGGGCATGATGTCAAACCAACGTTTGAAGCGGCTTCAGTTTATAAAGATGCAGAAACGCCTGCAGAACCAGTTCGTGAAAATGTTATGGCATTGGCTAACGCCTATGACCGTGGTTATAAAGCTGGTAAGACTGCATATGAAACACAGACAGAATATGATCCACTGGTTCTTAGGAATGAAAAAGGTGTTTTTGTAAACCAAGAATATCGAACTTCATATGCCAAGGGTTATAAGGAAGGTTGGAATTCAGCACAGGATGAAGAGTCGTCAGAAGTTATTTCTGATGAGGTGGCGTATGAACATGGGTGGACGGCGGCTGCTCGTGATCTAGAGAATGGCAATCCCTATAATACCTGGGTATATCGAACAGAAGACGGCAATGCTGCTAACCAAGAATACCAACAAGCATATGCAGACGGGTATTCAGAAGGTTGGACTGAAGCATCAGTTCGAAATTCAATTAATAAATCACGACCGACTGGTGTTGAAGCACGTGACCGCGGTTATTCGGATGCGGTAAATGGTAGAAATTATGCACCGAATTCCAAGGATCCCCAAGTACTGGCTGATTATGCCCGAGGATGGTCTGAAGCAAAGGCATAAAAATAAAATAATCTGCAGAAACAACTCCGGAGTGGGAAGTGATTCCCACTCTTTTCTTGACATGTTGATAGAATCACATTATGATTAAAGCAAGAACTATTGCAAAGGACTGAACATGTCTCGTTCGATTCTGGTGGGTACTGCTGGAACTGAAAAACAACTGTTGCTGTTGAATAAGGCAAACTTTCATGGAATCGTAGCTGGTGCTACGGGAACTGGTAAGACCACGACACTTCAAAGTATCGCACAGAAATTTAGTCAGCAAGGTGTGCCTGTTTTTGCACAAGATGTCAAAGGTGACCTTGCAGCAAAGATCACACGATCACCCACTAAGTTTTGGGACTTGATGGGAGATCGTGGGCAATCAATCAAAATCTCTATTCGAGATCTTGGGTCAGATTTGTTTTCCAGACTGCTGGAATTGAGTGAATCACAGGATGGTATCATTACGATCTTGTTTGTCTACATGCAGGATCAAAACCAAAAATTGGAAACACTGGATGATGTGCGTCGTGGTCTGAACTGGATGGTTGAAGACCAGAAGAACATCAATCTCAAGTATGGTGGCTATATGATCAGTAGCATTGCTACTATCCAACGCAAACTTTTGAAGTTCAAATTGTCTGGCATGGATAATTTGTTTGGTGCTACCAACTTCAAATTGCAGGATCTCATTAAGACTCAGTCTGGCGCAGGCGTGATTAACATACTTCGTTCAGAAGAACTGATTTCAAATCCTGTGGTCTACTCAACATTCTTGTTTTGGTTGTTGAATCAACTTTGGAAAACTTTGCCTGAAGTCGGCAATCCTGATAAACCCAAAATGATTTTCTTTTTTGATGAAGCACATCTGCTGTTTGCTGATACCAGCAAAAACTTCTTGCAGACAATTGAACGAACTGTTCGATTGGTTCGCTCAAAGGGAGTTGGTGTATACTTTGTTACCCAATCACTTGCAGATATTCCTGACTCTGTTCTTGCACAATTAGGAAACCGAGTTCAGCATGCCTTGCGAGCATATACTCCCAATGATCAAAAGGGTTTGAAGGCTGCTGCACAAAGCTTTAGAACTAATCCTGCATTTGATACAGCAGACACTATTCAAAGCCTTGCAGTAGGAGAAGCCCTTACAAGTTTCTTGCAGGAAGATGGAACACCCGGTATTGTGCAAAAGACTCGAATTGATGTTGTTGTCGGATCAGCCAATGTGGTGCAAACCACTAATCGAAAGCCGGTGTTGAAGACTTCCGCAGTATCAAAGAATCGAAACAAAATTGTAAAAAATCAAACGTCTATTACAAAAGAAACCGCTACTAGACCAGTTGTTTCACATACAATCGTTGAACAAGTTACCAGTCCGAAGAAAAAGAAGCAACGCGTTCGTCATCCATGGATTGGTAAGCTCATGTTTAGTATGTTTAATTCAGCAGTGCTGGCCAGCTTCTTGGCAATTGGTGCACTCCCGTTTGCAGCATTTTAGGAGAGACTAAATGGTAACTAGATCAAGATCACAATTGGAACCCAATGATTGGGTACGATATGTGTATGCAAAAACAGGTGAACTCCTGCATATTGATGAATTTGTCAACCAGAGTAGGATCGGTAAAGTAACTCCGCCACCGGGTGGTTGGTCCAAACCAGATGATCCACGATTGGTTGACTATTGACTGCCAATTGCATATAATTGACTAAACAGGGAATTTAGATGACAAGAAAAATTTTAATCGATATGGATGGGGTACTAGCAGATCTTTCGGCACAGCTAGTTGAGTTCACAAAAGACCCGACTATTGTGGCTGAAAACAATCGTTCAGACATGTTTAAGACACACTTGCCACGTTATACACAACATGGTGGATTCCTCTATCAACCAAAGATGCCATTTGCGGATCAATTGGTGAATGAGCTGTTGTCATTACAACATGTAGGCGCAGTATCATTGGCGATTTGCGGATCAATTGGAGATTTTTATAAACCAACTTCTGAAATTGTGACTCAGAAAAAGAGGTGGTTGGAAAATCATTTCCCAGAACTGGATTCAATCCCTGTAATTTTTACGACTAGTGGTGCAGGAAAGTCGTTCTTTGCAAACTCAAATACCATGTTAGTTGATGATTATGTGAAAAACGTTGAGCTGTTTGCCAATTCAGGCGGCCGCATGTTTTATTGGAATGAACCCAGTGAAGAATTAATTGAAGAATTGGTAGATATTATTGAAGAATGGATCAAAGATAATGGATAAATTTTTGAAATGTCTGGGTTGGTGGTATTTAGTTGCGGGCGCAATAATCATGTCACCAGTATACGCTGTGGTTCCAGACATTTCAATGATTGGTATCATACTACTTCTGTTTGGCTGGCCATTTTGGTTGATCATGGGATACCTAGCTTCACAGCACATTTATCCATTTGGTTTAAATTTTTATGATTGGGTTGAATCTACAGTATTCACCAAAAGTGCAAGTGAAGTCTATTGGACATCTAATACCATCAACACGCTAGGACTTATGGCTCTGGCAATAGTAGTAGTGACAATTTTCCAATCGATTATAATTGTCACAACTATCACCGCAAAAATTTTTCAATCAGCTATTGAAAAAACTAGAGCTGACTGACTAATGCCCGCCAGTTATCAATTAGTCGAAGGTCAAAACACTGTTGTATTAGTCGGAAGTAGATCTGCCTTTTTAGTTTGCCAGTGTTAAATTGTTGACGGATAAAGTCAACCACTTCTTGTTTTTGTTCATCAGTCAATCCAGGTGTTTTAATACCGTCTTTGATTTCATCAATGTAATCCAACATTTCCTGGCTGGTGAAATTCATATTAACGGTGAATGCACGAGTTAGAATTGCTGAATCCCATTGTGATTCTTCCATGTTGGAAATGAATATGACTCGTCCACGGAAATCAATCTTATTGGGCAAGTGCTTGGAGAAGTAGGATTGTAGTTCATGAATGTCTGTCATGTCGGTGTCTTCATTATCATTCAGGTCATATAGTACACCGAAATCATCATCATCTTCCATTTCTTCTGACTTCTTTTTCTTTTTCAAAAGATAGGAATATTTTTCCACGTCATCTCGAGTTGGTTTACCACGGAGTATTCTAGAAATTGCATTAACAACTTCAACACGTTCTTTATAATCCATGACCGCAGTATTAAGAGTTCCACGGACGTCATAGCTCAATTCACGAATGGGATCTGTATCCAATGCACCCTTGAGCATGTTTACACCATTCTTGTCATCAACTACACTATCACAGTCATCAAAAATGACCATGCCATCAACCTGTTCAATCAATGTGCGGTACATGCTCATTGCAGTGATTCGACCTTTTTTAACCACATAGTCACGTCCTTCAGCCAATCCCAAAGATTTGATTGTTTTCATAACATTGTATGTTTTGCCAGAACTGGGTGCACCAGTAATTAGCAAGCTTTTGATGAAGTTGGATTCTCCACCAGCAATCAGCCGAACTTTACTGTTCATTTCTTCATATTGCTCGGCCATGTTTTTACGATCTGAACCACCCGCTGCTGCAATTTGATTGCTCAACATGCGTTCTAAGCTGGCCAATGTTTGATCGAATCCTTTGATACTAAAGAAAGCACCATTGGGTTTACGCCCCATGAGATAAAGTTTTCCACTGCTGGCCAGTTTGGCTGCTGTTTTGACTTTGGCAAGTTGAACCATGTCATTATAAACTGGGTCCAGAGTTTGATCTGGCTCTTCAATTGGTGCACCCATTGCTTGTGATAATCCTGCTCGATCGGCATCTGATGCTGCGGCACTCTCCCCACTCAAGTTCCATGTAAAGCTGTTAATTTTATAATTGTTCCAGATTGTATTTGGTACTTGAACATCATTTTCTGCTGCTATTTCTCTGAGATCTTTCATGCTCAATGCATTTGCTCGATCACCGAATTTATCTTTCGCCATTTGAATAAATTCTTCTGCTGTGGTTCTACGTGCTTCAGAAATAATTTTTTTGAATATTTGCTGTGTTTCCATTATCTGGCCCAGTGAGGGATTTGATATCCAGTCAATTAACAAATGTTGTATGTCTGCAAGTTCTGTGCCTAGTGGGATATCCAGTTGCCAATTGGGTGAACGAGTTACATCAAATTCATCCCAAATATAAAGTCGTTCAACTGACTTTTGATTATTCCAACAAATGGCAACAGCCCTAGTACTGTTTCGGATAACATAAATGGCCGCTGTTAGATCATCAATTCGATATTCTCTAGTAGCTCCTCCGACTCGTTGCCAGCGAAATGTTTTCTGCAAAGACGTAGTAACAACAGTATTTTTCATTGAATCAACAGCAAATTCAAAAAGTCTCATGGGGTCCTCAATTGTTTATTTTATTTATGCTTTAAGCAGTTTCTAATCCAGTTGCCACAAAGCTGGTTGTTCCATTGGTACTGAATACCTGTACTTGATCACCTGAACTCAAAAACAATCCACTGAAACTCAAAACTGAATTTCCAATGACTGCTGTTTGATAAGCAATATAACTGGCACTGTTTTCATTTTGTCCAAACGGAACCAATCCAATGTTAATTTTATCCATGTCAGGTGTTTGATTACAAACATAGATGGTAAATTGCGCTTGTGTGTTGGCAGCAACAATGAATAGAGTAGTATCTATTGAAGCAAGTGGTTTGGCTTGACCAAATATGCGTGGTGTTTGTGACATACACTATTTATATATGGGTCCAGGTGGCTGGCATTTGTCCAATTGCTTTACAAGCATTAACCCAAGTTTCTTTGCAATCAGCAATAAAACACACGTTGTTAGACTTTTTATGTTTGAGCCACAAGTTCGACAGGTTGATAAAGTTTTCACCTGACAACAAATCACCGTCACTGAATATAATGATGTTATATTTCTTGTCGGCTAATAGATCCAAGTTATTAGCTATTTTTTTAGTAAATTCAGTTCCACCAGACCCAGCTTTGTTAAACACATTGTCTGCTCCAGTTTCAGCGTCTTTGGGCATGTCTTTGTCTAGGAATTCATCAACGGTCGTTACTTCTGCATAACAATTCTTGCCAATATTAACTTTGAAATAGCGATCTTCACCAGCAAAGAAAACCACCATGATTGATCGATTGGATTTGCCAGCGGCTTTTAATAAACTTTTAGCTTCAGCTAGAACCAATGGAATGTGATGTCCCATGGATCCACTAGTATCGATTACTAAGACTAGATCTAGAGTGGGTTCTTGCAGCGTTTTATTGCCTGGTTTGATTGCCCCCGCTCCCAGGGCGGCGGCTACAGTAATACCAGTTGCTGATCGACGATGTGGTTTAGCATAACTAAGCTCATCATGGCTGGTGGCTGATTGAATTAGCAGTTTCATTAGAGCACGCCAATTGTATTTGGGCTTTTGCTGCTTAATCAAATCACTGATATCTGTCATGTCATCGAGTGATCCGCCTGTACCAGGACTACCATTACCTCGACTGTTTGGATCAAATTTGCTGTCGACTCCATTTTCTTTACCAGTCTCTTCTTGTTTTTTGCTCAACTTGTCTTCAATTGATTTTTGAATTTCTTCTTCAGTTGGAGTGGGATCATCTGGATTGTTACCGGGATTTGATTCTTCTGCGTCAGATGACCCCGGCGTTGGACGACCGCTTTGACTGTGATCATCCATTTGGTCAGCAATCTTTTGATAGGTATCCTGTAGTGGTTTGGGTAATTTTTTAAGTTCTTCATGAACAATACGTACCATGTCTTCATAGCTGGTTTGTCGGTCATAGTTGATATAATCACTAAACAACCCAATTGGCAATTGACTATATCCACTCTTAACCAACAGATAATTGATTCTAAAATCCATGGCCATATTGTGAGTAGAATGCGCGTACTGTTTTAATTTTTTACTTCTAGCCATGTCACCATAAGCATAATGCAGTAATTCATGCATAATGAGAAATTCAATATAACAATAGCTGTCAGGAATCACACCACCGTTTGAAACATATTTTAGGCCTGTTGGTTTGGCATGCTCCATGGTTGCCCAATTAATTAACTTTTGCATAAAGTCGCGATTGAAAATAAAATCACCGCCTTCCGTTGCAGCAGCAGTTTCAATATCATTGTATTTTTTAAAAACTTCTTTGGTTGAAGGAACAATGATTGGTGTAATAGAAAAGATATAATTTGTATCACCGGGTGCTCTAAGTGGAAAGAATGCTTCATGCTCCTGTTGGATTATGTTGCATAGTTTGACAAAAACATTGATATCAAACTTTTCTTTGGAAAAATCATCTGTACCAATTAGATCAAATGCTGCATTTTCCACAGCATTGCGAGCTGCGGTTTCATAAAGCAATTGACTGTATTGTTTCATATCATTAATTTTTTGAATAAATTCAGATAGTTTGGCATCTAGAGCGGCTGTAGGTATTCCAGTCCTTTTGGCGACTTCATTCACCAACATTCGTATATGTGGGTCTGAGATTGTGGATGAGCGGAATTTGACTTGGCCCAGTTCGGCCCGTGTCATATCCAATCCCATTTCTAAAAGTTTGATTAATCTGGACATCAGGTAAACAACTTGCTAAAGTATTCTTGAACTTCATCGCCATACTTGCTCCAGTCTAGACCCGGCAAGCTTGCAACTTTATTTTGTATAGTTGATTTCATTTGATCAATAATATCGCCGCTCAAGTTATTTGCTCGGGCAGCAATTAAGATTTCATCAATTAGATAATTTATTTTATCTGTAAATTCATCCAGCTCAATGATCGCAGCATCACGGAATTCTTTTTTCTTATGTGTTTTCTTCAATAGTAGATCAACAACCTCTTTTTCTTTTTTGCACAAATGATCCAAATAATTGTCTAGATCTTCACTAAACTTGGCAACACTGAATTTATTGTTGACATAGTTCACAAATTCAGGATCGTCTTTCAAATGATCCAAGGGATTTTCCAAAACGTGATCAAACACGTCTTTAAGTGTTACGGATGCATCACGCTTCTTGGTAATTTGTTCTTGGAAGATACGAGCTACCCAATTTTCAAAACCGCGAACCCATTCAGGACTGTTAACTTGGTGCTTTTCAAACACCATGCTGATAGTTCGCATCATAGTTTCCTGAGAAATCTTAGTCAATCTATCGATATTTTCCTTGGAATTTTGTGTCTGCTTTCTAAAGCCACGTTCTAATGCAGCAATCAAATCCAAATACATGGTAGTATATTCACGTGGACTGATATAAACCATATCTGATCCAACCTTGATCCAATAGTTGCGTGCATTTTCACGAATGTTATCCACATTACGTTTAATAGCAAACGTTGAAACAAATCCACTCAACAAACTGAGTGCGGCAGACTTTGCTTCAGGTCGGTATTCAGCATATTGTCCACTGTCACTGATTGACTTGATATATTGAATTGTTGTTGACCAACTTGGTGCTGTATCAATCAAGTCCATGCTGTCACGCACGTGGTTCGTCAATTGTTGTGTACCACGATCATAGGGGTTTAGTGCAGCAACGATAATTGAATCCTTGGGAAGACGTAGATGATCAGTAAAGCTTTTTTCTAGAATAACACGTCGCAAGCTGTTGAATACACCTGATGTTTTACACCGGTTTAACTCGTCAAAGAAAATAACATATTTGTACTTTTTCTTTTTATAGGCAGCTTTTTCTTCCTTGCTGATTTCTGGATTGGCAAAGAAGTCAGCATCTGCTTCTCGTATTTGTTTCATGATCTCTTGGTATAAGCTGGGTTCACCGAAATCAGTGCTCATCTGTCCTTCTTCTTCACCGGTTCCCTTGTTGGGAATTGGGATACCAGTAATTTCATCAACATCTAATAAACTACAATCAAGGTATACCAGTCTCATATTGAGTCTTTCAGTAACACTATATATTGCCGCAGTTTTACCAATTCCTGGCATACCTTGTATCGCAGGAATATAGGAACGAGCTTCACCCACTTTGATTTTGATCTCAATTTGGTGATATAGAATATCACGCCATTCTTCATTTGAAAGTGCAGTGGCATTTGCAAATTGAGGGGTGGATTTGGCAATAATCTTTCTAACAATGCCTTCAACTAATTTGTGTAAACTGCTTATTGTGGTTTCATGTTGGAAATTTGCGCGAACATTTGCTAATAGCCGTTCTGCATCGGCTTCTGATTTTACAGGTATACTGGCATTTACGTAGAGAAGTAATTGTTCCCAACGACGTGGACTGGTTCGGATTTCAGTTTCCAAATCATCATAACTTATGTGTTCTTCTTTGACTTCTTTTTTAAATGCTTCAATTACTTCAGGCTTCAATTTGTTGTCGGTGTCTTTTTCAAATTTGGCAATCATGTAATTGAAGAATTCATCTTTGGAAGGTGGCTTAAAGTCCAATTTTTTAAAGTCTGCATTTAGTGCAGGTGGCTCAACAGTGTTGCCTACATCAGAAAAATTACTAGCATAAATGACATAAACACCTTTGGGAACTCGGTCATTACCGATCTTGCCATTCAAAATACCACGCAAAATATTTCTTACAGTGGGATCAGTGTTTCGGAAATATTCATCTAGGAATAGGATGCCACGATATTTGGCACGTACTTTGAGTATTTCACGAGGAATGGTATTTTGATCTCCACCCATTTCCTGCCAAATTTCTTGAAAGGTGCGAGAACTCTTGTAAATTTGTTGTAGCAATTGTGCATCAGAAAGTCGACGAGCAGTATTAAGTTCAGTTGCCAAATAACTTTTGCTCAATACAACTGAATATGTGTTGTCTTTTTCCAGTTGGTTGACAAATTCATCTTTGTTCTTTTTTTCTTGACCGGTTGGTTTGATTACAAGGAACGGAATATTGATTAGATGTTCAGCAGTAACATGTGGTGCTTCAACTAGGAAAACAGGCAACCCAAATAGTTGACCCATTTGTTTGATGAAACTGGTTTTACCGATGCCTGTTGCACCAGATAGGATAAGTCCAGTCTTGTGTTCCAACAGCATGTTGTCAATGATTATTTCTAATTGGTCGATAATTGTTGTTGCGCTGCTCATGAGTCTCTTTATTTTTAAATGTCAGTTATTTATCACTTGGGTCGTCTAACTGTGATTGATGGGATTGTCTAGTTTTTTCTAAATATGAAATTCGATTTTGTTACAACTCGTCCAAATAGGATTGATAGAATCGTTGAGCTTTTTCAGTGGGATGTTTTATGTCTTCAAAAAATTCAGGACGTTCTTTGATGATATAGAATTGAACTGATTCATCCAGGTAGTGTTGGTTTTCTAAATATTCGATCACGTCTTTTATATATCCCCGACTCAGACCTCTAGAAAACATAATTTTGAATGCAAGATATTGAATCATTGCAGAAGGCCGATTTATACAACTAATCGCACCAGGGACTTCTTCAACAGCGGCCATTTGTACCCGGATAC